ACGGTTGTGAGGGACTTTGTTGTATGCGGGTATGACAATGGGTCAACCATTTACCCTAACAGGGTTCAGTGGTCTGCACTTGGCGACGAAACAAACTGGACACCAGCGGCAACAACACAGGCGGACTACCAAGACATACCTGATGCTGGCGACGTAAGAGGCTTGACGGGCGGCGAGTACGGGCTTGTGTTTATGGAGCGTGGTGTCGTCAGGATGTCTTACTCTGGAAGCCCTCTTGTATTTCAGTTTGACACGATAGCCACGGGACAGGGTTGTTTAGAACCTAACTCGATCATCAAGTATGCAGGCATATCCTACTTTCTGTCTGAAGATGGGTTCTACGTCTGTGACGGACAGTCAATCAAGTCTATCTCTACCGAGAAGGTTGATCGGTGGTTCTTTAACGACTTGGATATTGCGCGAACCTACAGCATGTCCGTTGCTGTTGAGCCGCTACGCAACCTCATTGTTTGGTCTTACCCTTCTGTCGATTCCGTACAAAAGGTCATCATCTACAACTTTAACTTGAACAAGTGGAGTTACGGCGAGGCAAATATTGATTACATTGCTTCATCGACAGCCATAGCCTCCGCTACAACAGCGGGTTATACCCTAGAAGGTCTCGACATCTTTGGGAGCATTGACAGCCTTCCTGCAAGCCTTGACTCGTATACATGGACGGGCGGTCAGCTTTTAATGACGGGCGTTAAAGGCGCAAAGATTGTTGCCTTTTCTGGAGATCCGGCCACAGGGGTTATCGGAACACCAGATTTGTCTATCAACGGGATGCCTTCTGTGTGTACGCTTGTGAGACCTGTTGTTGATAATGGGTCTGGAAGCATTCAGATCTTGTCTAGGAAATTACTGTCTACGTTTCCTCAGTACCCAACAACAACTTACACGGCCAATTCAGACAATCGAATCTCTGTTAGGTCTGGTGGCAACTATCACCGTATTGCCTTAACGCCAACAGGTTCCGATTGGAAAACCGCTATTGGCGTTGATGTAACGCTTGTGCCTCAAGGTGTGAGATGATCTTTCGTACGCTGCCTCCCTTTGGTGGCGATCAACGAGCGGTTGCCGAAATTGTCCGTAACATCATGGACGGTAAGACCAACAACACCGGAACGGTAACGCTTGCCACAGGAAACGCCACTACAACCACGATCACAGACGCGAGAATAGGGGTAGAAAGCAAGATCATCCTTGTCCCTTACTCTGCTGCTGCCTATGTAAGCGGATTGCCATACGGCTCGTTTTACGACGTTAACGACCAAACGGCTGCGAGCACAACAGCATCCTATGCAGTCACATTCTCTAATACTGATTTAACGAACAACGTCTATCTTTCTAACTCAAGCCGAATCAATGTTAGGGCGGCGGGAAAGTACAACCTCCAGTTTTCTGTGCAGTTTGCAAACGCTGATACGCAGATCCAAGACGCTGACCTATGGTTGAGAAAAAACGGTACAGATCTAGCAAACTCTAATTCGCAGTTCTCGATTCCTAATTCTCACGGTGGGACAGACGGGCATTTGATTGCGGCGTTGAATCTATTTGTTGATCTTGCTGCTAATGATTACGTTGAGCTTATCTGGGCAGCAACAAGCACTCAGGTTAGGCTTGAGTACATAGGTACTCAATCAAGCCCGACGAGGCCGGCTACGCCTTCAGTCATTCTGACTATGCAGCACATATCAGACGGCCCTCTTATTTACGTCTCCAGCGTAACAAATGGATCTGCAACTGTGACGCATTACCCGAATTCAACGTCTGACATGACCTATGGATATGTGGTGGTTGGATGAATGCAAGATACATCAAGCCAGACGAACTCAGGAAAATTTGGCCGTTTATTAGGGCGGGGCTGGAGACCATCCTCAAGAAAAGCCCAGAGGCGTGGATACCTGAAGACATTTACTCGGACTGCTTTGCGGGACGATCACTTCTTTGGATGTACTTTGAGGACAGTTATCCTTGCGGGTTTGTTGTTCTTCAGCCTATCGGCGATAATTTGCATATTTGGTGCGCTTATGGCAAGGGAGATTTTGATGCAGGCTTGGATCATGTTCTCTTGGTTGCGCGAGAAGGTGGCGCAAGGACTATCAGCTTTGATTCGTGGCGTAAAGGCTGGGATCGCAAAGCTAAAGCGTTAGGTTTTCGACCCCGCAAGTGGGTAAGAGAGGTTTGATATGTCAGGTGGTTCAACAAACACAGTAACCAGGACAGAACTTGATCCTGCCATGCGTCCTTATGTCCAGTACGGACTAAGTGAAGCGCAACGTCTTTATTCTGGCGGCGGGCCTGAGTTCTATCAGGGGCAGACTTATGTAGGCCCAAGCCAACAAACGCAGGCTGCTTTGTCTGCGATGCAAAACAGGGCTATGCAAGGAAATATCCTTACTCCGCAAGCCCAGCAGTTAGCCTCGCAAACCTTAACGGGTAACTTTTTAGGCGGCAATCCGTACATGCAGGCTGCCCTAAAGCCTGGGTTCGATGCGGCTACAACGGCTTACCAGGATGCAATCAACCAGATGCGTTCTAAGGCTTCTGCCGCAGGTCGCTACGGGACTAACGAAGCCCTTATGAGCCAAGAGCAACGCGCACAAGGTGCGTTAGCAAATGCGCTAGCTTCTCAGGCAGGGCAACTTGGTTATCAGTCCTACGAGGCTGAGAGGGGCAGGCAGCAACAAGCCCTTGGTATCGCTCCAGGTCTGGCCGCACAAGACTACTCGGATATTGGGCAACTCGCACAAGTCGGACAGGCTACAGAGGCTTACCAACAAGCGGCTCTGGCTGACGCGCTACAGCGGTTTAACTTCCAACAACAACAACCTTACTCCAACCTACAGTCCTTCTTGTCTGCTGCTTACGGTGCGCCTATGGGACAGCAGACCGTACAGCCCACTTACTCTAACCCGCTTGCAGGTGCGCTAGGCGGTGCTCTTGTTGGGTCTAAGCTAGGTGCTTCGGTTACTCCGTTGGGGCCTGTTGCTGGCGCAGCGTTAGGTGGTCTTGCCGGACTGTTTGGGAGGTAATCATGTCTACTAGCAACTTCCTTGGTGGTTTATTTGGGCAAATGCCTTCTTACATCGGTGGCTTACTAAGCCCCGAAGAACAAGAGAAGCTCAAACAAGAAGCGCAAAACCAAGGGGTGCTAAACCTTGGTCTTAGTCTGTTGGCGGGGTCAGGAAGAAGCCCTGTACGCAGAACGACGGGCGAACTTGTAGCTCAAGGGCTACAGGCAGGCCAACAAGCCTATCGTGGTGCTACTCAGCAGGCAATCCAGGACAAGATGTTGGGGTTGCAATTTGCTGAGATGGCTAAGAAACAAAGAGCAGAACAAGCGTTGCCTGGGTTGATTGAAAGTGCAATGGTTGCTCCTCAACGAGAATTTACAGACCTTGAGCGCATGGAGATGAGAACTCCGTCTGTAGCCACAGGGCCGGCACAGTTTAATCCGCAGCAATTCTTGCAGAGGGCTGCTGCTGTTGGTGTATCTCCATCTGTTGCGATACCGCTTGGGCAACAAATTCAATCGTTCACAACACCAAAAACAGTTAAGTTAGGTGCTGGCGAAGCTCTTGTTGAAGAATCAACTGGTCGCGAGGTTGCGGCAAGGGCAAAGCCCGCTGAGTACAAAACATTTACCACTGACGCAGGGACTTTTGCTTACGATGTAAATAATCCAACAGCCTCGTTCAAGATAGCGGACGCAGCAGGCGAAACTTATACCGGAGATGCGGCCACTGTTGCTAAATCATTGTATGGTTCTGCAAAAGTGGCTGGACTCACTCAAGAACAAAGAAATGCAATTCTAAAGGGAACAATCGAATTAAAAAGATCTGGTGCAACGAAACTTGATGTCAATGTTCCTACCCAAAGCAAGTTTGGCGAAGGCATTATCGATACTTATAAAGAACTGCAAAATGCTGGAAACAATGCAAGGCAGACGCTTGGTGTAGTTAATCAACTTACAGGATTCTCGGATGCCGGTGTAAAAACTGGATTCGGTGCTGAGTCAAAGGCTGCGCTTAATAGAATAGGGCAGGCCATAGATCCCAACTTCAAGGTTGCCGAAACT